TATATAAGCAGCCTCTACAATATAAAAGGGCGTTATTATCAGTTCAAATAAAAATCTCGAAGAAAATTCCGCATATTCAAAACAATTGCCTTCTTTCTTTTTCATTTTTTGATAAAGAACAAATTATCAATTATAATAAAATCAATTTTTGTTATTATAATTACGCAAATATATTCCGCACATATATATATTATTCTTAGAATGGAGATTCAAAAAGATTTCTTTGTTCACTTATTTCACGTTATTTTTATAGGCGGACTATTTTTATATTTGGGAATAAAAAAAACGGACGTTCCGGATTGGATGTATAACCCAGTAGCAGGTTTAGGCGCATTTATAATATTATATCATATTTACAAGGCGTATTTAAAAACCATGGATAAAAAATTCCCCTGGGTAAATTATATTCACATCTTTATCATCGGACCCTTATTGGTATATATTGGCATGATGAAAGAAAAAACGCCTCGTTTTGGTTTTGAATTAATTTTAATGTCGGCATTTGCGGCTATCGGATACCACGGTTATTATTTATTTTTTTGAGGAAGTAAAGAACTTAGTAATGGTTTGGGTGCCCGTTTTTTGATTCTGAATCTTTTCCAGGTATTTATCAAATAATAATTCTTTTATTTTTTTACAGCACATGATTTCGCGTTTTTTCATAAATACTGTCCTGTCTTCATATGCCTTTTCTAATTCTGCCACCTCTTTTTTGTGTTTGCGCAGAGGAGTTGTAGTATTATTTATCTCCCAGATTTGTTCCAATGCTAATGAAAACAACTGCTGTAACGGTTTCATTAATTGATTCGTAATATAATAACTATAATCGATAGACAATTTGTTGTCTCGAATAAATTCCGGCGTTTCGATACGATCTCCGTTTAATTTTGCTTCTGGATTCGCGTAATGTAAGAACTTTATTCGATCGCCCGATTTGGGTTTATTTCCAGGATCACGTTTTCCTATTCGGTCTGACAAAACCCAATGTTCCATTCGAGTCGGGTTTTTGTAATCGCTTTTCAACTGTTTTGTCATCATTAATTTATCAATGGATACTTCGCCTTCCAATAAAGCGGACAACGACTTGTCCAAAAATTGTATGGCTTTTTTGATATCATATTCTTTCATAAGAATATTTAGAATACCTCCGTATACGTCTTTCAAATAATCACACGAGTCTCTCCGTTTAATAGACAAACCCATATATTTTAATTTTCCTTTATTTGGATCTGTTTCATAAAGCATACCGACATATTTTTTTTTGGCTACTAAAATGAAGGGCATCAGCGTTTTTTCATAAGAAAGTTCCATTGGTGGTTTCAACCACATCGAGCATAACTTTGCTGCATCTTGAGCAATCTCAATCGTTATTTCGAGCGCTGGTTTACCGCGAATCTTTTCTTTGGTTTCATGATGTTTCAAATTAAATGTAAAGAATACTGAATCGGTATCGCCATAAATGTACTCGGCGTTTGTTCTAACGCGTTCACCAGAATTCAAAACATAGACTCGATCTTTATATACTTCTTCAATCATTCTTCTTGCGTATATAATCATCATACGACCAGTAGCTGTGGTGGATGCCGCAATATCTTTTTCGTAAAAGGTGGAGGTGGATGATCCACATTGTCCGTATAACGAGTTTGCAGTAACTTTATATCCAAGCTGTCGCTTTTCCAAAATATTCCACATAAAAGGGTCCTTCTCTGTTTTCTGTTTTTTTCGAGTATCAGCCCTGGCCTTTAATAATTGCTCCAAAATAGAAGGTAAAATCCCCTTTTTTTGGTCGGGAAATTGAGCCCATCGGCAAATTTTAGTACCAGATTTCACTTTTTCTGCACGTGATGTGGGGGTTTTTCTAACATAACGAAAAGTGTCAAATTCTAAATCAATGTATTTATAATTTGGTAGATTATCATATTTGAAATTTTGACCTTGATCTTTTTCGCCGGTTTCGTTTAGTATATTACCTTCCAAGTCAAATTCCTTAGTCCAAACCTTACTATCGTGTGAAAGATTCTGACTGATCATAGAAGATGGATACAAAGACGAATAATCCACACACGCCACTGGGTTATCCATATACATAGAGCATTTGGGAGGCAACACGATTGCGCCTTCATAACCACTATCATTTAATGCCTTATCTAATTCTGGCATAAGCGTTTCGTTCTCCATACACTTTTTTGCGACGAAACTAGTAAGCTTAATACCCTGACCACGAAACATCAAGAAACTCATCGGAACACTACAGATACTTGACATCTCTACAAAACTCGTCAATACGTCTATTTTGTTCATAATATAATGAACCAGGTTGCAATCCTGAATACAATATTTTGCCACAATGGCACGTCCTGCCGAATCTTCCAAAAACAAACGCGAAATGTCTTGAGGTGAAACATCATCTTTTGCCGAACCCCATTTTAAAGGGCGCTTCGGATCAATAGTTTCATGTCCATGGATAACAATAACATTGTATTTATTGGTTTGTTCCTCACCTTTCACCATTTCAACCAGTTCTGCGTTTCGCCGAATATCGATAACACGGAATTTCTCACCATTTTTATAATAATCCGACGTAAAACCAGCATATCCTAGATGTATAAAATCACCTATATGTAAACCGGTCAAATTTTTACTATATAATTCCGTGATTGGGTCGCCATTCTCGTGAACCGAATGTACAATTTTAATAATCGAATCGCAAATGTTTTCACCAGCAACATAATCTAGTTTATAGGAAGGCAAATTATACTCCCTACGAAAATAAGTATACAAATCAATCTGTATACGACCAGACAATTTAAAATATCTTAAATCATAATCACCGGTTGCTAAACGCAAGGGCGTGTTATCTAATTGTAATGTACCATCCTTGTTATAAATTCCGCAGAATTCATTCACTTTCCTAGATACGTTTAAAAACTCCTGTTCGCAATGTAATTCTTGTGAACGTCTAAGCATGAATTCATAATCAAATCCGAAAATATTATACCCGATGATGATATCTGGATCTTCTTCCTGAATCAATTCCGCCCATCGTACTAGCAAATCTCGTTCGTCTTTTACTGATTCAATTACGGATCCTGGAACTTGATCACATGTTCCTACTACTAAACAATGATTCAAATATGTATCAGCTTCTCCATATTTCATAAACGTAGAACCTATGCAAGTAATCTTATCTCCTTCCAATAACGGGAATAGTCGTGTCAACACATCATTTAATAACTGGATTTTTTCGTCTCGAGTATAAGTTTCACTGACGATTACATCAACGATGGTCGATTTCAAATCTACCTTTTTTTTATTGGGTTTCGTATACCCATATGATTTTCCTTCTTCAGCTTGAACGTCGTTCGGAATCATTTCACTACCCTCTGCGTCTCCGTTACTAGCTGATTGTTCTTTCAATTGTTCAAACATTTCGTCAATTGTCAGTAAATAACCGGTATCTTGTTCTTTGTTAGCGTGTTTGGCAATTTCCATTGGTTGTTCCAATAAGACCTTGATATATTTTTTCACAATTTCTTTCGCGGGTTTCGATTTAGGGTATACCACGTCTATGTCATCGCATTTGTCATATTGAAAAGCTGACAATATCATTTTCTGAACAAGTAATTTTACGTGATCATTATTTGACAAAAACGCTTTTTGTTGTAAATAAACATCGATCATGTTCATGGCCAAGCGTTTGTATGTTTTTATAGGAACCGGAAAATCGCCATGACTACTATTTGCCTCAATATCAAAACTACAGATTTTATAAGGCACCCGCGTTTCCTTATCAGGTAATGGCTTTATTTGATTTGATAAACAGATATATTCATATTTACAAGTGGTGGTTTTATTATCTACTCTTTCTACTCGATTTGACGGTATCTCGATCCAACCCGAAGGACTAATATTATAAATATGAAAATACCGCAAAAGCGGCGGAATGTTACTTTCATATAATTCTAGCGAAACTCCCTGGAAGATGAAAGGTATAATTTTCGATTTATTTTTACCCGGTCGATCTTCGTCTTCTGAATACTGAATCCATAATGATCTCACTTTCCTCATAATTGCCGAGTTTTTGAAGGTGAGTTTCACAAATTTCTCCTTTTTTCCTCCCGAAAATCCGTATAATTTATTGAAATCAACTAGTTCTGAGTGAACGATGGAATCTTGAAATGATTTAGGGACTGCTTTTTTGATATGTTCCTCTAAACAACGCATATTGTACGGTGTCCAATCATCTCCTACTTTAATATAAAAGAACGGCTTGAAGTCACGTATATAAATACAAAAGGTTTCTCCGTTTTCGTTGATACCAAACATTTGAATAGTGAATTGGAGTTTGTCTTTATATCGCGATGACTTGTCTTCATCTGAACTATTTTCGTTTGATTTAGATGGTGCTTCGTCATATACTTGAAACGAAAACAGACGGACCTGTTTTTTTACTATTGGTCCTGGTTTTTTAGGTTGCATAGCCATTTTCATGAAATAGCGTGTTAATTTTAGATGGTTATTGTATTTATAATATAACCATTCAAGATCAATTTTTAGAGAAAGGCCACGTGCATTTTTTGCACGTTTTGTTTTTTTTACTTTTTACTGCACGTTTTGTTTTTTTTTTTTTTCCACCAGACAATTTGTGCTTGATCGCCCTTTTTTTTTATTCTTTTTCCGTACGCATCCCTTTTTTTTCCTTCATTTTTCTTTTTTTAAATCGCAAAATTTT